GGTTGCACCGGAAGAGGGTTGTGAAGCGGCGGGCGCGGAAGTCTGCGGTGTTCCAGGGGCTGCAGGATGCGGTGAAGGAGGCGGTGCCGCGGGCGAAGCGGCGTGTTTTACGGAAGGAGTTGGGTGAGGTTGTCGAGCGGGCACAAGCGGGCGGCGGGGGGCCGAAGGCGGAGGGGCAAGATCACGGGCAGTGGCCCGCGGAGCCCCGTGGCTGACGGCTTTGAGTTTCGGGCAGTCGACCGAGTTGTGGTCTGAGGATTTGCACAGGGAGCAGAACATGGACATGGGCTCTTTTTTCGGGTTGGTTTTAATGGGCGTTGGCGGTTTTCTGTTGTTCTGTGTTGTGTTGGACGGGATCGAGGCGATCGAGCATTTCCTAAGCCATCGCTACGGCCGGCACGGGAGATATTAGTGATTTTCGAGGCCGAGTATTGGATCAAGGTACAGCTGAAAGGGACGATTTGGTACTGTCAGTGCACGCAGGATGTGGAGATGTGCTGATGGCCTTCGTCGACGAATATCTGGAATGGCCGGAGTGGTTCAAGACCGCGAAGATCGAGGTGCCGCCGTATGCCTGGGTTGGCTGGGAGGTGGTGACGTTGTTCGCGGACATGTGCTGAGCAAGGAAGCAAGGAAGGGTGGCAGAGCGGCTGATCGCGCCGGTCCCGAAAACCGGAACACGGGCTACCCGTGTCGGGGGTTCAAATCCCTCCCCTTCCGCCACTACAGACCGTTAAGGGAGTGAGAGGACGGTGATGCCCATGCGCCGTGAGGATGAACGCCGTATCGCGGACAACCAGGCGATAGAACGCGGCCCCCGGTCGTGAGGCTGGGGGCCGGCGATGCTCCTGTGAGAGGGTAGTCAGGTACAACCCACCCAGGAGAGTAGGGCCTCCGGCCCAGCGTAACCTGACAGCGAAGCCGGAGGCCCGATTGATCAAGCCGCGGTTGACCTTGGGGGTATGGGCGGTGATCGCGGGTTTTGGCGTGCTGGTCGGCGTGATCTGGTTCGAGATCATGGTGTGGCGGCAATGTCTGTCCGACGAACCGTGGTGGTACTGTTTGCGGATACTGGGATGAAGCAGCTGCGCTTCGAGCGGATCGAGTGCGCTGTGCCCAACATGCTGATGTGGCGGGCACAGCGCGGAAACTTTAGCTTCATCGTCTCGCGCGACGACAGCTGCGGCGGTGCGATCGCGGCGAGCGTGAAGGGTGTGGGCGCATTTCCGTTCGACGGCGGCCGCCATGATCTCGGCGAGTTTGGCACGATCGGCGATGCGATGCGGGCCTGCGAGAACTGGAGGCCGCAATGAGCAAGAAACCGCGCTATGCGGTGAGCAAGACGCTGCTCGACGGTGAGCCCGATTGCAACAGGCGCATTGTCCTCGATAGCTGGAGCGAGTTCAGGGAAGTGGCAGTCTTCAATCCTCACATGGAGGTTTGGACGCCGCAACGCGAGAAGGAACTGCAGCTGGCAGTCAAGGCGCTGGAGCGGGGCAATGCTGGATGATTGGAACCTGCTTCGGTTCCTGGTGTGGTCGACCTTGATGTTCAACCTCGGCTTCTGGATCGCGGTCGCGTTTCATCATCATCTCGTTCACATCGCGAGGAAGCATCGGAAGAGGTGGCCGCCATGAAGGTCCACGTGGTCATGTACGAAGGCAGGCCGATGGGCGCGTTCTATAGTGAGCAGCGGGCGATCGCGTATTCGCAAGCGGCCGGCGGCCCGGGCGAGGGCCACGCGATCGGCTACGTCGCGCTGAACATCGACGACGCACCGGAGGCGCCGCCGAACCTGTGGGATAAGTTCAAACGCTGGTGGGATGCGCGCTCGACTTGGCGTAAACAAGGAGGTGATGCCAATGCGACCTGAGAACCAGGAGCGAGGCACGATATAGGTTTGCCGGCGCTGCCCGCCGCCTCGGGTGGCCTCGTGGCCGATAGCGGGGGAGGTCAGATGCCGGCAAGGGAGCACGGCCGCTATGACGTCGGACCTCAACGTAGGCACGGCTCCCGCTTACAAGCCGCGGTCCCAATCTCAGCCCAACCGCGGCGGGGCGCCGGAATTGACGAACGGCCGGCGCCCCACTCTTCCCGGAGACTTCTTCCGGCCCTGGCTGCGCCCGTGGTGGAAGAAAATACTGTTCTGCTGGTGGCACGGTTGCCACGGAACCATCGAAGGCTGGGACCGGCGCGTGTACTGGCAATGCCGGACCTGCGGCAAGAAATCGTGGTAAGCTGGCGCGAATCGTCGACGTCGAGGATCAGCCGCAGAGGAGAGCCCCATGCCGCGCAGTCTCAGCAGGCCGCAAGTCGGAACCATCGTTTGGTATTACGCCGCATCTCCCCCCGGCGCCGCGCCACTGGCGGCAATGGTCGTGAACGTGCCGACGCCAGCAGGTAGCGGTTTCGGTATCCCTCTCCCAGGCGCCGGACCAACGCTCGATCTCACCGTGTTCGCCGCCGCCGGCACAACGTCCGCAGTGCTCGGTGTGCCGTTCTATTACGGCACGCGCCCGGCCTCCGGCGCATGGTGCACAATGCCGAGAGTGAACCAGAACCTCGCCGGCGCCTGGCCGGCCTCGCAAGAAGCGCAGGACTACGAACTGCACAACCTCAACGCCGAACAGCGTGAACAACGCATCGAGGAACTGCGCGAAGCCGCAGAGAAGGCGGCGGCAAAAGCCGCGGAGGAGGAAACTCCCGGGACACAGCCGCCGTCCCACGACGAGGAGGAGCTAGAAGATGTCGAAGAGGACACCCCGCATACTAGAGGACACCCGCGAAGACGACGCTAAAGAGCCCGACGCTAAAAAACCCGCCAAAGGAGCCGACCTGCTGCGGCGCTCACAGGCTGAGCGCATGACGCTCGAATACGAAGGCCGCCCGCGCGACAGCGGCGCCATGCTCGAAGCGCTCAAGCGCGAGCACCGGGAGCGCGATCCTAATCCTGAACCGCTTTTGGGAAAGGCTGATCCTTCCTGAATAGCCGCTTGGTCTTCTCGTCCAGCTGCTTCTTGGCAATGCCACACGCCACGCTGGGAACCACCCCGGCGTGGTGCAAATCGCTGACAAGATAGTCGATCAATACCAGCGCGTCGTTGACCACCTGGGTGAGCAGACTGCGCTGGTTGTTGAGATCGGCGATGTTGAAGCACGCGATGTCGCGCGCGCGCGTGACCTCGCCCAGGCTAGTGCGCAACTTCGCAAGCTCCTCGTCCTTCTGGTTAAGCAACTCGGTCTTGGCGTCGAGCAGCGCCGCCATCACGTTGGCCTCGGCTTCGAGCGCATGGATTTTCTTCTTGAACTGCTCGTCCGTACACAAAATCTGTCCTTTCAAATCAGAAATCTCCTCCATCTGCTGGGCGATCACCTTGCTGCCGGCCTCCAGCAGGATGGCGGCCTCGGCCTCGCGGCCCAGCATCTCGGCGGCAGTCGGCTCGTCAGGCTTGTCGCTCATTTGCGCGCCGCCGGTGGATCGGGAAGTTTCATGCTGATGTAGCTGTCGACACTGCGGCGCAGAATGCTCATGGCGAAATCCGCCGCCGTCTTCTTGTCCATCGCCAGCCAGTGAATCTTCTTGCCGAAATCGACGATGATCTGGCCGCTCGAATCCTCGGTCACCGCGACGGTCAACTCGCCTTCATCGTCGGTACGCATCGCCAGCGGCTTGACGCTCTCGGTCATCTCTTGGCCTCGTAGTTGTCGCACGTCCACTCGGGATCGATCGAGCCCTTGACCAAGGTGCACGCGCTGCCGTGCCGGAACATACTACAATCCTTGCAATAGCGGTTGCGGTCGTAGGTGGTCTTGGCCTGGTGATAGTTGGCGACCAGCTTAGTAATCATTCGCGGCGGCATCTTGCTTCCCCCGATTTGCCTCCAGCCCGATCCGATAGGCGGCGTGGCGTAGATGGTGGCTCAAACTGTGCCACAAATCCTCGTTGCCACAGCCTGCGCATCTTGCCTCGCGTAGCTGCTCGAAATCCTCCAGCGCCCGCATCGCGTGGCGGCGGGCGTGGCGAGCATTCTCGCGCCGGTCCATCAGTCTTTCCAGGTGATCGCCTTGACCGCCCACATCTGCGCCGCCTGCGCCTCTGTGATCGCGACTGCGAATAAGCGCGCTTTGTCAGGACTAACCTCGTCCATCGTGCCCTTGCGCGCGGCATGGCAGAAATCGATGATCTGCGCGTAAAGCGCCTTGATGCGGTTGACGTTCTCGTCGCCGCTCGGATTAAAGGTCAATCCCACCGCTTTCTCGCCAAAGGTCAATGGCCGCTCGGGGTTCCCTGTCTCTGTCATCGGTCTCTCCTCCTGATGGGTTTCATCGCTTCGTCCAGCCGGTGCTTGCACGCCGATACGCCCTCCGGCAGCACCGTGCCCTGCGGCATCCACGTGATCAGCACATCGATCAGCTGCAGCGCACAGTCGAGCGCGTGGCTCACCAACGCACCGCCCGCGCGTAGCTCATCGATTTCGCGCTGGTAGTCCGCGGCCCGCAGCTGCGCAAGCTCGTCATGATGGTGATTAGGCACGTTGCGTTTGTAAACAGTTCGCAGTAGAACAGCAAGATGGTTGAACACAGATTAGATGATAAACGTCTGGGCCAAAATCGCCGCGACGTCGGGATGATGTTGCGTGTTTCGCGCGCAGAGCACAAACTGTTCCATCGGCTGGCCGAGAATCAGGGGCTCTCCCTGAGCGCCTGGGCCAGAATGCACCTGTTGGAGGCAGTACGGCGCGATGGCAAAATCGGCAAAAAACGAAGGCCCGCTGCCATTTGATCCGAAACTGCTGGATCAGTCGCTCGTCACGCTCGAAACCGAAAAGCGCGTCCGTACCCAGCGCAAACTGCAGGCCCGCCCCGGCGGCCTGATCAACTTCGTCAGATATTTCTGGCCGATCCTGGAGCCGGAAACCAAACTGGTCGAAGGCTGGCTGCTCGACGCCATCGGCGAACACCTGGAAGCAATCTCATTCGGCAAAATCACCCGGCTCCTGGTCAACGTCCCACCCGGCAGCATGAAATCGCTGATGGTCAACGTGTTCTGGCCGGCCTGGGAATGGGGGCCGCTCAATATGCCCTCCATGCGATACGTCAGCTTCTCTTACTCGTCGGGCCTGACCGAACGCGATAACACCAAGTTCCGTAAGCTGATCACGAGCGACAAATACAAAGAACTCTGGGGAGACCGCTTTGCGCTCGAAAAAGAAGGCGAAATCAAAATCACCAACAGCAAGACCGGCTCCAAGTTCGCGTCGTCGGTCAAAGGCATCGGCACCGGCGAGCGCGGCGACCGGGTGGTTATTGATGATCCCCACGACGTCCACAAAAGCGAATCCGATCCCGTGCGTACAGATACCGTGCGTTGGTTCCGTGAAACGATCACCGACCGGCTCAATAACCTGGACGATTCGGCCATCGTCATCATCATGCAACGGGTGCATCAGGGCGACATTTCCGGCTTCATCCTCGAACAAGGCTGGCCCTATTGCCACCTCATGGTCCCGATGGAGTTCGAAGTCGGGCGCGAACCCTATAACCCGCTGGGCTGGCGCGATCCGCGCACCGAAGACGGCGACCTCGCCTGGCCGGAGCGCTTCTCGCCGGAAGCGGTCGCCAACATCGAAAGGGAAAAAGGCTCGTGGGCCTACGCCGGACAGTACCAGCAACGCCCCGCTCCCCGTGGCGGAGGCATTATTAAACGCGAGTTTTGGCGACCATATACGCCCGAAGAGTGCGGCAAGTTCGGTGTCCCCTGGCCCAAGTTTCCGGTCTGCAGTTACACGGTTCTTAGCCTCGACACCGCCCAAACCGAAAAAAAACAGAATGATCCGTCGGCCGCGGTGGTCCTGGGAGTCGCCCGTGATATCTGGGAAAATCGTAGACTGATCCTGATGTGGGCGTGGGCGGAAAGACTTGAGCTTTACGAACTGGTCCGCAAAATCGAGGAAACCTGCAGAAAGTTCAAAGTGGATCGTGTCCTGATCGAGGACAAAGCCTCCGGCCACCCGGTCGCACAGGAGCTACGTCGGCGTGGCAGGACCATCTCCGATAAGATCGGCCAGAACCCAAAAACCGCAGACCGTGCGGATTTTGGCGTCCAACTCATAAGCCCGGAAGGCGATAAGGTCGCCCGCATGTACGCGGTGCAAAATCTCTTTGAGTGCGGGCTGATCTACGCCCCCGCCGAGGACAACGGCGCCGGCGACTACCTGTTCAAAGACTGGGCCGATAAGGTCATCACCGAATGCCAGGAAATGCCCAAAGGCCAGCACGATGACCTCGTCGATGCAACCTCCCATGCACTCGCGCACCTGCGCGCGCTCGGCCTCGCAACGCTGCCGGACGAAGACGAGATGGACCGTATCGACGAGAACAAATACAAGCCCCAGCCACAAGCACTCTACCCGGCAATGGCCTAATCGGGGTAAAGTCCACCCATGCTGATTCTCGCCTCGAATACCTCGAAGCTGCAGGTCACGGTGCAAAACGCCAGCACCATCGACGTCCATGCCAGCTGGATGGATAACGTCGCCGGCGCGGTCGGCCCCGGTAGAACCAACACCCCCAGCATCACCACGGCTACCACCGTCGACGTCGTAGGCGC